TGGAGAAGACAACAAGGCAGCAGAATATGCTGAACTTGCAAAGAGTCAGGGTCTTCAACCTGCGCAGAAATTAAAGGTTGAACCCATGACTCTAAAAGCGTTGGTCCGTCAGCGTATTGAGGCAGGAGAAGAAATGCCTACGGAAATTTTCAGCATCTTTGTTGGAAATAAAACTACGATAAAAAGGAAAAAATAATCATGACAAAAGAAACAAACCTTACGAAGAAGACAGAAGGTGCATTAGCAACAAATATGTTTGAAGCTGATGCGAATGCAGGTGCACACAACATAGAGCAGGATGATCTTGCTTTACCGTTCTTAAAAGTTTTAGGACAATTATCTCCTGAAATTAATAAACAGAATGGAAAGTATGTTGCAGGTGCAGAACCTGGAATGATCTTAAACTCTGTTACTAAAGAACTATTCGATGGTAGCAAAGGTATAGATGTAATTCCTTGTTCATATGACAGGAAGTATCTAGAGTGGAAACCTAGAGAACTTGGAGGAGGTCTTGTTGGTATGTATACAGTAGATGATCCTATTGTAAAAACAACCAAGAGAGACGCGATGAACAGAGATGTATTACCAAATGGTAATTATCTAGAAAATACAGCAAATCATTTTGTTGTAACTGTAGGAGAAACTCCAAGTACCGCATTGGTATCGATGACGAGAACTCAGTTAAAAGTAAGTAGAACTTGGAACTCTATGATGATGTCGATAAAAATGCAGGGTAAAAATGGTTTATTCACTCCACCAACATTTAGCCATGTTTATCATTTAAAGTCAGTTCAAATGACAAATGATAAAGGAACTTGGTTTGGTTGGAACATAAGTAAAACTGGTCCTGTTACAGACACTGGTGTTTATGGTGTAGCCAAAGACTTTGCTGAGAAAATTGGTAAAGGCGAGGTTGAGATTAAACACGACAGTGATGCTGAAACAGCAGAGAAGTCACCGTACTAAACAGAATCCTAGGTAGTGGGCGGCGAAGCGAGAGTGGAACTGCCCGCTTAAAATATTATTATGGAAAAGTTTAAAGAGATATTCTCAGGATTAGAACGTGCGTATGGTATGACATACGTCGATAAGAAAGGTGCCGACGGTCAAAAGATCAAAGGTAAATCTTTCGTACAAAGAGGGATGGTCACAGATAATATGTGGCAAGACCATTTAAACGGTGCAGAACCTAGTTTAGGTATCATACCGATTAATGAAGATAATACTTGTAAATGGGGTTGTGTAGATATCGATTCTTATGCAGGTTTTGATCACAAAAAATTAATAGATAAAATAAAAAGTTTAGACTTACCTCTTTTAGTATTTAGATCTAAGAGTGGAGGCGCACACGTATTTTGTTTCACAACAGTTCCTGTTGAAGCAAAACTAATGAGAGACAAGTTAGTATCGGTTAGTGCAGTGTTAGGTTATGGTGGATCAGAAGTATTTCCAAAACAAATAGAATTAAAATCCAAAGATGATACAGGAAACTTTTTAAATTTACCATACTTTAATGGTGATAAAACAACAAGATATTGTTTCAATGATCAAGGTGAAGCTGTTAATCTGGAACGTTTTTATTTATTGCATGAATTATATAAACTTACTCCAGAACAATTAGAAACACTAATAATTAAAAGACCTGACTCTGAGTTTAGTGATGGCCCACCTTGTTTAGAATCATTAACACAGTCTGATATTAAAGATGGTAGAGATAGAATTATCTATCAATACATACAATATGCAAAAAGAAAATGGCCAGATAGTTGGCAAACAAAAATAAATGCATTTAATTATAAATACTTTGAGAAACATCCTTCAGGACCTTTGGAAGATAGAATTGTTCAAGGTAAAATAAAATTTAATGACGGTAAAGATTTAGGTTTTAAATGTAATGAAGATCCAATGTGTAATCATTGTGATAAGAAATTATGTAGAACTAGGAAGTATGGTATCGGTGGAGATGCAGTATTTCCAATACTATCTGATCTACAAAAAGTTGAATTAGATGAACCATATTATTGGGTCAATGTAGATGGGGACAGGGTGAAACTAGATAACATCGATTGTTTAATGGAACAAAGATTGTTTAGAAGAACTGTTGTAAAACAAATCAATAAAAAACCACCACGAATCACGGTCAAAGAATTTGAAAAGTATACTGATATGTTACTTCAAGGTATTGAATTAATCAAAGCACCAGTAGGTTCTTCAATGATAGATCAATTAAAAGAACATTTAGAAGAGTTCTGTACTAATAGAACTGCAGCAGAAACTACTAAGAAAGATATTCTAAATGGGAACGTCTACACAGAAGAAGGTAAACATAAATTTATATTTCATAAATTTTATCATGGACATTTACTTAGAAAAAAATGGCCAGAGAAACCACAGGTTACACAACAAATGCTAAAAGAATATTGTGACTGTAGTGATGATAGGATTGTTATTGGTAAGAAGAGACCAACTATTATGGTAGTAGATGCATTTGAGAAACCAGATAAAACTCATACACCTAAGACCTTAAAAGAAAAGGATCCTTATTAATGAAGACGATTGTATTCGGCCCACCAGGTACAGGAAAGACACATACATTATTGGAGAAGGTAGATGAATATCTAAAGACAACAAACCCAGATCGAATTGGTTACTTTGCTTTTACAAAGAAAGCTGCAAATGAAGCTAAAGAAAGAGCAATGAAAAAATTTAATCTAGAGGAGGATGATCTCCCATATTTTAGAACACTTCATTCACTAGCTTTTAAATCATTGGGTTTAAAAAAGAATCAAGTAATGCAGAAGAGACACTACGAAGATCTGGGAAGAAAAGAACATTTGTTTCTAGACTATAATGATTATGATGAAGAAGAGACTGGATTGTTTTCTACTAAAAGTGATTATCTTAGAATAATTAATTTGGCTAAACTTAGAAACATTACAATTGATGAGCAGTATAATCTAAAAGAACATAATCAAGATGTTGAATACTCAACACTAATTCATTTAAGTAAACAACTAGTACAATATAAAAAAGATTATAATCTTATTGACTATAACGATATGATTTTAAATTTTATCAAAGAAGAAAAGTCACCAAACTTTGATGTAGTATTTATTGATGAAGCACAAGATCTATCTCTAATGCAATGGGATATGGTCAAACATATTACAGATAAAACAGTTGATTCTTTTATTGCAGGAGATGATGACCAGGCTGTATTTAGATGGGCTGGTGCAGATGTTGATTCATTCATCGCACAAAAAGGAAAGATTATCGAACTCAAAGAATCTAGAAGAGTTCCAAGAAAGATACATGAACTAGCAAACTCAATTATTGGTAGAGTTAATAATAGAATAGAGAAGAGTTGGAACCCTAAACAACATGAAGGAAAGTTAAGTTCTTATGATCACTTTGAAGATGTAGATATGTCAACAGGTAAATGGTTGGTGTTAACTAGAACAAGATCAATGTTAGATGCACTAGAAGAAACATTAAGAGATAAAGGTTTTTATTATGAGAACAGATTCAAGAAACTTTATGAAAAAGATATTCAACAAGCTGCAACTAGTTGGGAATATTTAATTAAGGGACAGATGTTAGATTCGAAACAAATAGAAAATATTTCAAAATACATCAGCAAAGAGAAATGGAACAAGGATAGATTAAAATCTATGGTTAAGAATAGTGTGTATAGTTTAGAACAATTACAAAAAGACTATGGACTTCAAACTAATGAGATTTGGTATGAAGCTTTTGATCAAGCGGGAGAGAAAAGAATTAATTATATAAGACGTATGAAACGTAATGGAGAGATGTTGAACCAAGAACCACGGATCAAACTATCAACCATTCATAGTGCTAAAGGTGGGGAAGAAGACAACGTAGTCTTACTAACTGATCTTACATACAACACTAAAAAATCATATGACAAGAATCAAGATGATGAAACAAGATTATTTTACGTAGGTGCAACAAGAACAAAGGAACACTTACATATTATAAGACCAAAAGATGATAGCAAATGTTACCCAATGGAGGAGGTATTATGACGAATAAAGGCGTGTTTGATGAGGCTTTTCCACAAGATAAACAAATCGGTGGATCTCATTATAAAAAATTTAAAATTCAACCTTATGAATTTATATCAAAGAATGATCTTTCATTCTTTCAAGGCAACGTAATTAAATACGTTTGTAGATATAAAAACAAAGCAGGTATACAGGATCTAGAAAAGATCAAACACTATTGTGATCTAGAGATATTAAAAATGAAAGATGATAAATGAGTGCAGCAAAAAATTGGTCTTTACATTACAGGAAAATTTATGAACCACAGATTAAAAGATTAACTGAAAGATATAATAAAATATATGACGAAAATCAAATGATGAAAAAAAGACTAAAAAAATATGAAGGAAGTTTAAGAATGGTTTATTATTATAACAAAAAGGAGCAAGAATGAGTTGGCAAGAATATAGAGCAAGAGCAAAAATAATAGAAGAAAACTTTGCGAAGAATCTAAAAGACCCCATATGGGCAAATGACTATCAAGATATGCAAGAGCATTGGGATGTAAAAGGTACTTTAGATAATAAACTTTTAAAGTTTGATGTCAAAGGTATGAAGAAAGTAAATCGTTGGGATAGTAAAAAACAAGATGATATTGCTTGGGTTGAAGGAACCAATGTTAGAGGTAAACCTGGTTGGGTAAAAGGCAAAGCAGACTACATAGTATTTGAAAGAGCTGACCATTGGTTACTGGTTCAAAGACAAGAACTATTAGAACATGTAACAACTAAACTTGAAGAAAATAATTTTGAAAAAGGAAAAGGAGTTTATCAAATATATCAACGTGAAGGTAGACAAGATAAAATTACTATGGTTCCTTTTCAGGATATGGAACAATTAACTAAAGTAAAAAGGATAAATAAAAATGCAGAAAATAATATTTAAACCACAAACAGAATGGCTACCACCAGAAGAGTTTCCAGATCTATCAAAATATGATGAGATTGCGATTGACTTAGAGACTAAAGATCCTGAACTAACTAAAATGGGGTCAGGAGCAATCATTGGTAAAGGAGAAGTTGTTGGTATAGCAGTTGCTGTTGAAGGATGGTGTGGATATTATCCTATCGCTCATGGCGGTGGTGGGAACATGGACAAAACTATGGTTCTTAAATGGTTTCAAGATGTGCTTAATACTAACGCTAGTAAAATATTTCATAACGCAATGTATGATGTTTGTTGGATTAGAGCTATGGGTTTAAAAATTAATGGCACCATTATAGATACTATGATTGCAGCAGCCTTGTGTGATGAGAATCAATTTCGTTTTGATTTAAATACTTGTGCTAAAAAATATACAGGTACTGGTAAAGATGAAGCTGCATTATACGCAGCAGCAAAAGAATGGGGTATCGATCCTAAAGGTGAAATGTATAAACTACCTGCCATGTATGTAGGTCAGTACGCAGAAAAAGATGCAGCTATTACTTTACAGTTATGGAAGTATTTAAAAAAAGAAATAGTTAGTCAGGATATACAATCTATTTTCGATATGGAAACAGAACTATTTCCTTGCCTCGTTGATATGCGTTTCTTAGGAGTTCGTGTAGATGTGGAAGCAGCAAATCAATTAAAGAAACAATTAGTTGCACGAGAACAAGCAGCGCTATTAGCAGTGAAAAAAGAAACAGGAATAGAACCTCAGATATGGGCCGCAAGATCGATTGCCAAAGTTTTTGAAAAACTAAAACTACCTTATGATGTAACTGAGAAAACATCTGCTCCTTCTTTTACTAAGAATTTTTTACAAAACCATCCACATCCAGTGGTTCAAAAGATTGCACAGGCTAGAGAAACTAATAAAGCTCACACAACTTTTATTGATACCATACTAAAACATTCTCATAAAGGTAGAATCCATGCAGAGATAAATCAATTACGTGGAGATAATGGTGGAACTGTGACAGGTAGATTTAGTTATTCAAACCCTAATTTACAGCAAATTCCAGCAAGAAATAAGGAACTTGGACCAATGATTAGGTCGTTATTTATACCCGAGAAGGGCCATACATGGGGTGTATTTGACTATTCTCAGCAAGAGCCTAGGCTGGTAGTACATTATGCAGGATTACAGAACTTATACGGCGTTGATGATGTATTAGATTCCTATAATAATGACCCCAATACAGATTTTCATACAATTGTAGCAGATATGGCTAACATACCAAGATCTCAAGCTAAAACTATTAACTTGGGATTATTCTATGGTATGGGTAAAAATAAATTACAGGCTGAACTAGGGGTAGATAAAGAAACTTCTGATGATTTGTTTAAACAATATCATGATCGAGTTCCTTTTGTTAAACAGCTGATGGATAACGTAATGCAAAGAGCACAGCAACGTGGTCAGATAAGAACTTTACTTGGAAGATTATGTAGGTTTCATCTATGGGAGCCCAATATGTTTGGTATGCATAAAGCAATGACACATGATGATGCGATCTTGGAACACGGACCAGGGATTAGAAGAGCCTATACTTACAAAGCTTTGAATAAATTAATTCAAGGATCAGCTGCAGATATGACTAAAAAAGCTATGATTGAATTATATAAAGAGGGTATCATACCACATATACAAGTGCATGATGAACTTGATATATCCATAGAGTCTCCAGAACACGCGAGTAAAATAAAAGAAATTATGGAGCACGCAGTTGAATTACAAGTACCCAACAAGGTGGACTATGAATCTGGTCCAAATTGGGGTAATATAAAATGAGGATAAATTATGGCTTACTTAAATGCAAACATACCAGCGACTTACGCACAGATAAGAAGAGAATATTTATATGATTGTAAGAAACATCATGGAGAAGTTGAAGACTGCATTGTGTTTGGTCTTAGCGCTCTTACAGGCCGTGCTATATTATTTCATGCTATTATGGAAAACGGTGCAGTATTTTATCGCTTACCAATTAGCGCGTTTATTCAAAAG